TGCAGGTCATCCGGACTATTCAAGCACCGGCACAAGCGGCTTTATCCCCTCCATCTGGAGCGGCAAGCTGATTGACAAGCTGTATGCCTCGACCGCGTATGCGGAGGTGGCAAACACTTACTACGAAGGTGAAATCAAAGGACAAGGTGACTCGGTTCAGATTCGAACCACGCCCACCCTGACCATCCGCGACTACGACGTGGGTGGCGGCCTGACGTATGAGAAGCCAACCAGCGACAAGGTTGAGCTGCAAATCAGCCAGGCCAAGTATTTTGCCTTTGAGGTGAACGACATTGACGCCTATCAAGCCGACATTGGCCTGATGGATAACTGGTCCGACGATGGCGGCCAGCAAATGTCGATTGAGATTGACACTGACGTAAACGCCTATGCGTACACCGAAGCGGCTGCGGCCAACGCGGGTGCGGCAGCAGGCGCCAAGTCGGGCTCCCTGAACCTGGGTGCAGCCGGTGCGCCAGTCGTTATCACCAAGGCGAACATTCTGGATGTTCTGGTTGATTGCGGCACGGCATTGGACGAGCAGAACGTTCCGAACATGGACCGTTACGTAATCCTCCCTGCGTGGATGAACGGTATGCTCAAGAAGTCCGATCTGCGTGATGCGAGCACCATGGGCGACACCACGTCGGTGTTCCGCAACGGCAAGGTGGGCGAGCTGGATCGCTTCACGGTGTACGTGAACAACAACCTGTCTACCGTGACGGACGGCACCACCACCAACCAGTGCACTAATGTGATCTTCGGTCACAAGAAGGCGCTGACCTTCGCCAGCCAGATGACCAACATGGAAACCCTGCCGAATCCGAATGATTTCGGCAAGCTGGTCCGTGGCCTGAACGTCTATGGCCGCAAGGTTATCGACCCGAACGCCATCGGCCATCTGTACGCTGAGAGAGGCTAAACCCACTGACAGGCCGCCCTTCGGGGCGGTCTTTCTTTTGAGGTATCCCCAATGGATTTGATCCACAAGCTGAAAAAAGCCCGCACCAAGGACGACCTGGAAGCGCTGGGCATTGAGCATTTAGGCATCGACGTGGACAAGCGCGAAGCCAAAGAAGTGCTGCGCGTCAAGCTGATCAACGAAGCAGAATCGCAAGGCTGGGCGACCAGTGACAGCGAGATGGAACCCGAAGCCCCGGAGGCTGAAGTTTCCAAAGCTGAAACCCCGGAGCCTGTACAGGCAGCAGCGCCAGCCGCAAACGTCAAGATGGGCCGCAACAAGAAAACCGGGCGCCTCATCCCCTGGACGGCAGCCATGGCCAAGTTTTCCCACATGGAGCAACTATAAGCCATGACCGTAACCGTCGGCGCCATCATCGACAACGCCAAGCGCGTGCTGCAGGAAGTCACCGCAGAGGGCATTCGCTGGACCAATGACGAACTGGCCGGGTGGCTGAATGAGTTTTATCAGGCCGCTGTCGGGCTCAAGCCAGACGTATCGACGGTGAATGAAGAACTGGCCCTTGCGTCAGGCACAAAGCAGGCGATCCCGGCAGCGGGCTTGCGCCTGATTGATGTGATTCGCAACACCTCCGGAAGCATGACCGGAATTTCAGTGACGACCCGCAAATCACTGGACACGGTTCGCCGGCCCTGGCATTCAGACCCGGCCACCCAGCGCATCGAGCATTACGTGTTTGATGATCTGGACCCCAAGAATTTCTATGTGTACCCGCCTGCCGAAGCAGGAGCGACGGTCGAGATCCTGTATTCCACGGTCCCGGCTGCACACGACCTGAGCACGACGTTTGCCACCTACGGGCTGGAAGATTTCAAGCTGAACGACGCCCACGCGCCGGCAGCAACCGATTACATTCTGTCCCGGGCGTTCAGCAAGGATGCGGAATCTCCGCAGAACCTGAACCGCTCCCGGATGCATTACCAGAGCTATGCGCAGCAACTGACCGGCAAGCGCCAAGCCGATCAGGCGTACTCACCGAACGCGCCGGATACATCGGCCAACCCGCCCCGAGGTAACGCATGACGCAGGACGAACTGATTGACCAGATTCAACTGGACGTTCCGGACGTGCCCCGCGCAACCGTGGCGGACCAGATCAAGCGCATGGCCCGCGAACTGTGCGACCAGGCCGACGCTTGGCTGTATACCGGCATTGTGGTGGCAGGCGCCAAGAGCGGCTACCCGCAACTAAGCCCCGGTGAAGGCGAGCCCCTGCGCATTGTGAGCCTGAACGACAACGGCTATGCAATGAAGCCCGGTTATGACTTCGTGCAGCCCACGCCAACCACCGTTGAGATTCTGCGCGACACCACCAGGGATACGCTCAATGGCAAGCTGTCTATGCGCCCGAGACTGGACGAGGACGTGCCAAGCACCCTTCTGACCCAGTGGCGCGACACCATTGCCTGTGGCGTCCTGTGGCGGCTGTTTCTGATGCCCCAACCCTGGCGCAACCCGGAACTGGCCAGCTACCACCAGCGCCAATTCACCGCCGGGGTCACGGACGCCAAGAGCAAAGCAAGCTACGGACACGCGCGCGGCGGTGCCCGCGTCAAAATGCGGCGTTTTATCTAACAGGATCGGCTGAATGAAAATTCAACACGCGGCTTTCCGGGGCGAACTGCCTATCTTGGACCCCCGGCTATTACCTGAAAACAACGCGCAGACCGCCCGCAACCTGGCCCTTGGCCGGGGCACCTTGCGGCCACAGAACGACACCCTGATTGACAGCGCCCTACCTGACACGATCAACCCGGCCAACCTGTACCGCTATGACGTTGGTAACGACGGCAGCGGCTTCTGGTTCTCTTGGGGTGCTCAATATGACATTGACGTGGTGCGCTCCCCGATTGCCAATGACGCTTACGCCCGGGTGTACTGGACTGGTCAGGATGCGCCCAAGATGGGGTCGCTTGCGCAAGTCACCACCGGCACCGGGCCTTATCCGTCAGCCTGGTATGAATTAGGCGTTCCCGCGCCTGCGTCTGGCCCTTCCGTGGTCGCGCCTGAAGATCGGACGGAGGTGCCGGACACGGCGCTGGAAACCGCGTATGTGGTGACGCTGGTTACCGCGTTTGGCGAGGAGGGTCCGCCGAGTGATCCGTCCGGCTTTGTGTTGCGCTGGGATGACGTGGACACCAATCCGGGCTTTGGTGCGGTCGAGGTCACCTTGCCCGGCGTCCCTACCGCGAATCTGGACATTACCAAGAAGCGGCTATACCGCGTGGAAAGTGGCGGCCAGTATCAGCTTGTTACCGAGTTGACCGCCGCTACCGGCACCTATACCGACAACGTGTTGTCTGAGCAGCTTGGCCTGGCGCTGGAAAGCATCGAGTGGGATGCGCCCAATGCGGCCATGCAAGGCTTGACCGTGTTGCCCAACGGCATTCTGGCCGGATTCTTTGATAGCACACTGGCGTTCTGTGAGCCCTACTTGCCGCACGCTTGGCCGATCTCGTTTCAACTGGCTTTCAATGACCCGATTGTGGCGATCGCTGCCATCAGTGGCGGCTTGATTGTCACCACCACCGGCCAACCTTGGCTGGTCACCGGCTCAAGCCCGGAGGCCATGGCGCAGATGATGCTGGACGTGAACCAGCCGTGCCTGAGCAAGCGCTCCATGGTGGACATGGGCGGTTATGCCATCTACGCCGGACACGACGGCCTGATTGCTGTAGGCGGCACTGAGGCGCAAGTGATTACCTCTCAGGTGCTGACCCGCGAACAATGGCAAGCCCTTAACCCGAGTACGATTCACGGCTACCGCTACGACCGGGCCTATCTCGGCTTCTACGACGGCGGCTCATTCCTGTTCACGCCGGGGCAGGGCATCGAGTTCTACGACACCGTGGCCAGCGCCGGTTATTACGACCTGTCCGACGACATTCTGTATCTGATTCAAGGCGCCGACATTACGCAGTGGGATAAAGGCAATCCGCTGACCTACACATGGCGCTCGAAAATCCATGAAATCCCGCCCGGATCGGCTGGCTTTTCCTGCGGCAAGGTCATTGCCTACACCTACCCGGTGCAGTTGACGGTGTACGCCGACGGCGAAACGGTCGTCACCCACACCGTTCAATCGCCCTCAATGTTCCGTATGCCATCAGGCTTCACCTTGTCTCGGGACTGGCAGATTGAGCTGCAGGGCGTCAATGAAGTGTCCTCTGTCCAGATTGCATCCTCACCCGGAGAGCTTGTTTAATGCCAAGTCGCCGCCGCCAGAGCCTGCCGCCTGTCTCGCCCAAGGTATCCAATGACCTGAAGCCGATGGTCGCGGCCATCAAAGAGATTATTGAAACCGGCGAGGGCGTGCGCGGTGATCCGTTGGATCGCAAGATAACGCTGCGCGACCTCGTTGATAGCGGTATTGGCAGTTTCAGGCAAGGCGCGTCCGCGAATACACCGGGCGGGCTGACGCCTACAACTCCGCCGCGGAATCTGTCTACACCGCCACGGCCAACGAACTTCAATGCACAGGGCGCTTTCGATGGGCGCATTAACCTGACGTGGACCATTCCCGGCTCGCTCTACAGCAATCATGCCTACACCAAGATCTACCGGGCTGAATCCGACAACTTTGCCAACGCCGTGCTGATTGGGCAGGAAGCCGGATCATTCTACACCGACAGCGTGCGCGACGACGTGACGGTAAAGCCGTACTGGTACTGGATTGCCTTCTTATCCACGGCCAACATCGAAGGCCCGCTGAACGCAACCGCAGGCACCCAGGCGCAGGCACTGCTGGACCCGGACTATGTGATTGAGCAGATTCAGGGACTGGTGTCCGAGTCGGAGTTGGCCGCCGAACTGCTGACTCCGATTCAGGCTATCCCCAGTATTCAGACGACCGTGGCAGACCATGGCGGGCGCATTGCGTCAACCGAGGCGGCTCTGTCGGACCTACTGAACATTCCCGCGTATGACACCGCAACGGATTACGCCATCGACGACCTGGTGAGCTATAACGGATCTGCCTGGCGGGCGCTTACCGCGATGACGGCGCCGGCTCCGACCCCGGCAGAAGGCGCGAACTGGACGGCGGTTGGCAATTACGCCACGTTCAGCGACATTATTGCAGCCAACGCCGTGGCGATTGATGATCTGGACGTGCGGATTACGTCGAATGACGGCGTATTGACCAGCTACGGCACCGACATTACCGCCATTCAGAGCCGGGTGACGGATACTGAGAACGACACCACGACCAACTCGGGGGCGATTGGCGCGCTCGACAGCCGTGTGACGGTTGCAGAGGGCGGGATAACGGCCAATAGCTCCGACATTACGCTGCTGCAAAACGACCTCACGACCGCTGAAGGTGACATTACCGGCAACAGCACGGCGCTGAACTTGCTCGATGGGCGAGTGACAACCGCCGAGGGCACGATCACCGCGCAGGCGAGTGACATCACTCAACTGCAAACCGACGTGTCGAACCTGGACGTGGACGGCAATGCCGCTGCACTGCAGGCGCTGGACACCCGCGTTACCTCCAATGAAGACGAGATCATTGCGCAGGCGTCGGACATTACGACCCTCACCACCAGCGTCGGCAATAACACGTCTGCCATTCAGACCAAGGCCGAAGTGACAGCGGTTCAGGATCTTGAAAGCGATGTGGCCGTTCTCAGTGCGCAGTATGCGGTGAAGTTGGACGTGAACGGCTATGTGTCCGGCGTAGCGCTGGCCAACAACGGCACCACCAGCGAGTTCATTGTTGCTTCGGATGCGGTCTACTTCATCGACCCCGGCCAGTCCATTGAGGCATTCAACCCCGGCACCAACTATTCCAGCATCGACGACGTGCGCGACACGCAACTGGTGTTTGGCTACGCCGAGGTGGAGGGATTCAAGCGCTTCGTGCTTAATGTGCCCGCCTACATTCCGGAGGGCTACATCACGTCTGGCCAAGTGGGCGAGATTGGTTTTGGCAAGATCACCGACAGCCAGGGCAATCCAGTCACCACCGTTGGCGGCCTGCTGAAGGCCGATTACATTGACGTTGATAATCTCAACGTCGCGAGCGCCGCCACTTTCTACGGCGATGCACAGTCGGGAAATTTTGAAACAGGGTCTATTGGCTGGAAGCTCTGGCAGAATGGACGATTCGAGATTGGTGCAGGCGGTGAAATCTCCCGCGAAGTAGAAGTTGACGGCGAGAACATGGGCTCTTTAGTGGACTCGTCCAGCAGAGTTAGTGCATGGACCCGGCCCGGCTCGACGCTTATCAACGGCAATAAAATATCCACTGCCGACGTCTATGTCGATACGCTACAGATCAAAGGGGAGGCGGTGACCGTTGCCCAGGGCGGAAGAAGGTCTTCCGGCCTATCAATCGGATCGAGCTGGAAGAATGTGGTTTCGTTCACATACAATCACGGCGAAAGCGAGGCCATAGGCGGTATCATAGGCGGGTACTTAAACGCAAGAAGCACCACTCAGTTCTCATCCGCCGTAGTCGAGCTGCGTGTTGTTTATAGCGGAACCCCAATCGAAAGCGCCGTAATAATTGCTGGCGAGAGCTATTCGCAGAACGCGGCGATTATAACTTATACCTCTCTTTTTCCGGGCACGAGAGCGGTTACGCTGCAAGCCCGGACAATTTATACGGATACAACCGCCAACGTAAACGGGGCGCTGACTATAACCGGGGCGAAGAGATGAGCATGAAAAAATATGCTATTCACAGTGCTTTCGGCGAAATTTTACAAACACTGATATGCTCCCCCGGGGCTTCACTAATTCAGCAACTTGGAGAAAGCTACATTGTGGAAGTGTCTGACGGAGTTGATGACGCTACACACTTTATAGTTAGTGACTCAGCTCGGCCAAAGCAGCCAATGCCGCTCATCACAACCAACACTCCGCTAATAGCTGACGGCATTGATGAAGTAATCATTTCCGGCATTCCTTCCGGCGTGCAAGTTGAGTGGCCAGATGGGTTTACGCACATCGAAGACAGCGGATCGGTAGGATTCAAAGTAGACCTTCCCGGCACCTACGCCTTCCAATTCACTGCCATTCCCTATCTGGACAAGGAGGTCACCATTGAAGCGGTCGCTGCAACTTAACCCGGACAACCGGCCTGCGACGTGGATTCAGATTCGCGACTGGCGCGAAAAGCACAAGCGTGCGCCGGTTGATACCAGCATGGGCTCGTTTGATGCTGACGAGGCAGCGGATCAGAACTTCCAGGGCATGGTCGAGCAATTCGACAACCTGCCGACGTTGCAGGCTGGAAAACTGACCTGGAAGCGGGCGGATAATTCGTTTATCCCACTGACCAAGACCGAGCTTCAGCAAGTTTACGCGGAGATTAAAACCGCCAGGGCAACACGCGGCGCGTTACTGCACGTTCAGGCGGAAGTGTTCAATCAAATGCCGGTTAAGCCGACTCCGGCACAACTGGCTGACCTTTCGTTCTGGCTACCATAGGAATCACCCATGCGAGATTGGATTGGCGGTGTTGCCACATGGCTCTCCCAAGGACTTAACTGCGCTTTATTGCGAGGCAGCCCGGATATGACAGTATCGGCGCGGTGCTACATCAACCGCCACAAACCCCGATGGCGTAGGGCTTACGCGATTATCAACCGGCTTTTCTTCTGGCAGAAGAATCACTGCAGGTTCAGCTTTCGATCCGATGTGGTTTACGCTATGCGGGTGATGGACATTCACCGCCGGTCACCCGACTAGCTGGTTATTTGTACAGCCATCCGTGGTAAAATCCTGTCAGACAGTCTTGTTGTAGGGCGATCTATGCAGCCAGCCACGATGACGTCGAGCAAGGACATACAATCAGTGCCGGCCAATGCTATCCCTGCGATCTGGCCGACGCTGCAAAAAGGCCTTGAGTCCATCCGGGACAAGGCCGACCCGGATCTCAATTTTGATTTAATCCACCAGCGCCTGATCGACTCGGAGGCGTTTCTGTTTCTGATCCCCGAAGGCTTTTTCATCCTGCTGCCGCTCCATGACCGCATCCCAAGCGTGCTGGTCTGGCAAGCGTATGCAGAAGGTCAGGGCATGATCGTCAAATACCTGCCTGCCATTGAAAAGCTGGCCCGAGAAATCGGCGCCCTCCAAATTGAATTCAAATCGACACGCCCCGGCTACCGGCGCGTGTTCCGTGACTGGCAACGTACCGGCCAGAGATACACTAGGAGACTAATATGAGCAGTGGCGGTGGCGACAACGAAGTAAAAGACACGCCAGAGCAAAAGTATCTGGCCAAAGTGGCAGCGGAAAAGTGGAACTTTGCCCAAAAGGAACTGGCACCACTGGAAGACAAGTATATGGCCTCGGTGGATCAGATGGATTCCGAGAGCAATATGTCCTATATCCGTGGCCGCACCATGCAGGCGCAGACACAGGCGCAAGGCGAGGTTCAGGGTCAGCTTGAAGACGGACTCGGCAAGGCGGGCGTCAATCCCAATAGCGGACGATTCCAGGGCGACGTGAATGACCTTGGTCTGGATCTGGCTGAAAGTGGCGGGGAGAATCTGGGGCGGGCTCAGTTTGAGCAGGACAACCAGAAGGTGATGGGTCTGCAGAACGTCACCGCCATTGGTCAGGGGCAGGCAGGGCGAGCGCAGGCCGGTCTATCAGGGCTCGCGCAGCAATCCTCATACGACGCCATTGGTGATGCCAAGAACGCCTTTAGTCGGCGCTCCGCCAATCTGCAACTGTTGGGCAATATAGCCGGTGCTGGCACTCGGTACGGCATGGAGGGCGGCGCCTCGCCAAATCAGTACAGCATGGATACCGGCCTCGACACATCATCCAACAACTTCGACCTGGATACCGCTTCAGGCGGAAACTATGGGTTAGACACCCCATACAATGGACAATTTGACTACGCGGGAGGTGCATAATGCCACCAGGAAACGGTAATTCTGGCGCAAACGGGCGACCCACAAGGCCGCAACCATCGCGCCCACAGCCGACGCCCACTCCACCTCCCGCCCCGGCGCCATTCGACCCCTTATATATCGACCCCAGCCAAGCCTTTGAGGGAGATCAGGGTGCGTCAGAACTCTTTGGCCAGCTCAATCGCGCTCAATGGGAGGACTGGAAAGCCCGGTTCGCCCCTTATGTCAGCAAGCTGGCCGATTACGCGACAGACCCGAATGCCGCAAGCGATGCCGCCACTCAGGCGAAATCCTCCGTGGGCCTGGCGTTTGATACCGCGCAGACCGTTACCGACCAGGGCCGCGAGAAGTACGGCGTAGCCTTGAGCCCAGAACAGATGGAAGCGCAGAGCCGCGCCAGCAAAACAGGTCGCTCGGCTGCCATGGCCAGCGCAGGTAATGAGGCCCGCATATCCGCCCTTGACCGTCAGCAGGCCATTCTGGCCGGTGGCATGGGGCTTTCCAATATCCCGAACGGAGTGATGAAGCAATGAGTTACGGACTGTTAGGACTGAAAAATCAGATGGAAGGCGATGCCATGAAGGGTATCGGGGATCTTGCCGGACAGCAGCGCCAGGCCAAACGTGCCGAGGATCAAATGGATCAGGCCGAACGTGGCCAGAAGATGAGCGCCGTTGGCATGGGTGCAAGCATTGGCATGATGGCAGGCGGACCCATGGGCGCAGCCATCGGTGCCGGCGTCGGCCTTCTTGCTTCATCCATTTTTTAAGGAGTCATCATGGCACTCGACACTCGCGGTTTAGCATCGGGATTTG